GAACACCAGCACTATGAGTCTCAATAACACGGTCTGCCAACTTCATTGTTTTTCTCCAAATATCCTGTGAATCGTTCCTGTGATGCCACCATCATACCATGACAGTATCGGTTGTCAAGTCCCCTTCTCTTTAGATTGTATCGCCAGCCATCCTAAATATGCTGTAAGGAGTCCAAAAAATCGTAAAAAATTTACTGGTAAGAAAAACCAATAAATTCCAATTCCTATGCTTAATAGTCCCATAATCCATATAATAAATCTTGGAATATAAATTGATTTACTTAGTAGCCATGTTGCTGGCCCTAACAATATTACGAACAATAGCATTAAAGTAACCAACAATGCTAAACTAGCCATTAACTTTCATCCTGACCATTACTCCATTCATCATCATTTTCTTCTTCGTCATCATCATATTCACTATCGTTTTTGTATGAAAAATTACGATCTTCATAAGGAGTCCAATCTTCTTCATCGTCTAATTCTTCTTGGTTTTCATCTGCTTCTTCTATAAATACTGTGATAGTATTTAAAATATCAAATAATTTAACTAGAGTATCATCCATAGATCGTATTTTACTTTCTATATTTCGTATACTCTTTTTTAGATCAATAATTTCTTTGACAACTTCCTTTGAGATTTGGCTATCTATACTATGAAGTTCTTTATTTTGTTTATTTATTTCTCTAATAATATCGTTAAATTCTTTTGACATAATAATCTCTCCTTTATACTAAAGGAATACACCATCTAATCCAACCAAAAGCCGTTACTACAACGACACTGATACTTATTACAATAGTCGCATTTTGGCCCAGGTTTACCGAATCCCCAAGCATTAGCATCACGATCAAAACTCTCAGGCCCGGTATCAATACAAACTAATTTAGCCTTATTTTTTCGCTTAATATAACCCACATTCCAATAATGACAATCCCAAAATCTAAGACGAGTTTTATTCTCAATAGTTTCTACAAGATTCTGGATATCTTTCAGTCTCTTTTTCATAACCTTTTCATCCAGAATTTTCGCCTTTTCTGTAACATATCCCCAGTTGGTATTCATTTTATATTCTGGATAAGATTCTATTATGATGGGTAATTTACATACTTTTCCAATTACTTTTGGTGCTAAATGGTATTTGCTCAAAAGTTTTTGTTTTTCATAAGCCTTATTTGCAAATTTTTTATTACGAAACTGTTTGAATCCTAAGTTCTGATTTTCTCTTATAAGATAGAATTCAGCAGACCCGCCTTCACCAGAATGATCTAATTCAATGGTATACTTCATCTTCTTTGACCATATTACCAGTTAATTGCTCAACAACATCAATTGCAATTTTTAAATCTGGAGTTTCCAAAATCTTGATAGGACTTCTTACAAAATCAAATTTGAATGATCCATAAACAGCATAGTATGGCTCATCAATACCCATCAAGTCTGTATTAAAATATTCCTCTAGTGAATTTACTTCTTCCAAAATCGTTCCACCAGCATAGTCTGTAATATTTCGTACAGTGTAAATATTATAATGAAGAATATGAGATCGTGGATTACCTTCATTAGAACACCATCCCTTAAAGAGTCTGTTTGGATAACTTACCATACTTTTCTTGAAACTCCTTTTTGTTGCAATATAACGGGATCAAAGCATCCTGATTAGAGAATCTATTATAATGCAAAGTCAGATTATAAAAATCTCCACGATTATTAATGCTGGCCCAAGCAATATTCTGATAATCAAGATTGCGATTCATCTCGTCTACAGCAAACTGATTAGCATTATATGCTTCAATCGCCAAATCTTTTTTAGATTCTCTCAAACGACGAAGTTCATCTTTAGCATTAAGAACTGTAAATTTAGTAAGATTCCATTTACCAGTATTAATGGCGGTTTCGCAGCACTCTATGAGATAGTCTAGTGGATTAGAAACTTTATCCATAAATCACGCAAATCCGATTTTAGTTTTTTCCGCTACTGTAACTTCAATATCGTTTGCGGAAAAACTTTCTGTAGAATAAGAACGAGCGTTCCACCATCCACATTCATAACTCACGTTATTGTCACCACTAATATGAATACTAATAATAGTTCCATAAACATCATCTGCTAACTTAACTTTGCTGCCAATCTTGTATAGTTCTAGCGAATTTTTGCTCATTTGATTTCCTTGTTCTTAAAAGGTTTTGGTGTATATCTATTTTAGCGTTTGCTTTTTGAATGTCAAGAGGAACCGATTATGAATAACAAACATCATTATACCAAAGAAAATTTATCTAAAATTTGTTCAGAATCTTTTAGTTATCGTCAATGTCTACAAAAAATGAATATCGCTCCAGCAGGAGGAAACTATGCCTGTCTAAAGAAACATATTAAATTGTATAATATTGATATTTCTCATTTTACTTTACAGGGTTGGAATAAAGGTCAAAAATTAGGTCCAAAAAGATCTATTCAAGATTATCTTTCTAATAAACAAACTATACAAAGTTGGAAACTTAAAAAGAGACTAATCAAAGAACAAATTTTTGAACACAAATGCAATAACTGTAAACAAAAAACTTGGCTTAATCAACTTATTCCTATTGAACTACATCATAAAGATGGTAATAATTTAAATAATACTTTATCCAATCTTGAATTACTTTGTCCTAACTGTCATGCTTTAACTGACAACTATCGTGCAAAAAATAAATAGTGGGGCTTGTGGGAATCGAACCCACATGGATTTCTCCGAGGGATTTTCTTACTACTATAGTTTTCACTACCCTTTCGGTTTGTAGTCTGGACTTTATCTTAACCATAATTTTCATTTTAGGTTCCTGCCGTCAAGTCTCTACACCTTCATATTTCTATGCTTGGCTCGGTATTAGCAGTTAAGCCTTCACCGAATTTGACAGGTTCTACTATAAAGATTTCTCCTTATGCACTCAAATTGTATAAGTCCCTTGCGTCTGCCTATTTCGCCAAAGCCCCATATAAGTGACCGACTACAACAAGTAATGATTTGAGGTTGAATACTTTTTGTGCCTCAACCATTTAAGGGTTGTAGCCGATCACCCTTTGGTTTTTAATCAACCGTTGGCATGAGCCTTGAGGCGACGAACAACCTCTGCCATAGCCTCAACATTATCAATCGTCTTAACGGGCTTCGCACGTTCCATCTCAGGAAGTTCAATACCCTTCTTAGCAAGAGCCTCTTTGGCACGAGAATATCGTGCAGCAGTAGTTGCTACCTTCTGGCCTGTCTTAGACGCAATTTCAGCATAAGTCTTGCTGGAAAAAACTGCCTCAAGAAACTGTTCATCACTGCAACGAACACGACTCTGCTTTTCAACCATAGTAACTTCAGCCATAATCAACCTCCAAATCACTTCCAATTTTTGTCTTTGCGAGTCAGTCGCTCGACTGATCCTCTCGCATCGACTTCTTCATTGTAACATCTTGTATCGGCCTGTCAATAGGGACTCTTGAGAATTTTTTCGATCTCTGAGAAAAAAGTTTCTGTAATTCTTTAAAACTCCAAGGAGTACCGAATTGTAGACCCTCTCTTTTATTATCAACTCCTACATCAAGAGTGTAACGTCCTAACGATATATCTTCTTTGTGAAGTCTACCGTGAACATGACCATATAACATCCAACTATTACGATAACTTCTATTCCATGCCCTCATTGGATAATGACATAGTATAATTCTTTTATTACAATAGATTATTTCTTTTATTAATCCTATCGAAGAAAAATCTTTTTTACTAAAATTTTCTTCATTATCATGATTTCCAAGAATAAGATGAATATCTTGACAATGTATTTGTTTGCGATATTTTTTAGGATCGCCACCCCTATGACAAAAATCCCCTAAAAAATATAAAGTATCTTTAGGTTTAACTGTAGAATTAATACTATCAATTATAATAGAATCCATTTCTTCAGTTGTTTGAAATGGTCTATTACAATATCCTACAATATTTCTATGCCCAAAATGGGTGTCCGCAATAAAATGTATCATTAGTCCTGTATTGGAAGTAAAATTCCTAAAAGTAAATAAATCCAAAATAAAATACTACCAGTAAAAATAGCTCCTAGTATAAATCCTAATCTTATAATTGATGAATCAATACCAGTCCAATTTGCTATTCCTCCACAAACTCCAAAAATCATTTTATTAGTTTTACTTTTTGTTAAACGATCCATATATTTATACTTCTATCAAAAAGTCATTATTTACTAAATTTTCTCTACGATAAATTGATGATAATGTTTCTTTTAAAGAGTTATTTTCTTCTTCAAGAGTTTTAATTATAGACTCTGCCTGATTAAGAGCCTGACTAAGAGCCTGACTAAGACGATGTACTTTATTAATTAGTTCATCAGTAACATAATTTTTCATTATCATAAATAGCCTCCTAATTTATTATGAGACTATCCTATATACACCCATTTATAAATGAGGACAAGTCTTTTAATTGCTCTTTATTGAGAATAATTTGATCAGAATATGGTTCACCATTTACCAGAATCCGATAAATGTAGCGTAATTTCTGCCAAAACGACATTCTATAACCATAGGATGATATACTTTCATATATTGAAAGTTCAGTAAAATCATATTCATGGTCATACTCTAAAACTAAAACCTCATTCTTACAATCGCAAAGCATGAACAAAGTTTTATTTTTTTCGAATTTTACCATGCTTAGTATTTTTGCTTTTTCTGAATATTCTTTCATAGTTTTCATCCCATGTTTTTTGGTCTACTGATTTTGGCCTTCTTTTAGATCCTTTTCCATTTTCGCTCATAATCAATCCTCCAGAACAAAACTCCAATATCTACTATCATCTTTCTTTTGCAAAGCATCCCAGTAAATTGAACGGGCAATATAAGATGGGATCTTGTGCTTACCACAATTTACCATCCAATGACGTTCCATCTTTTTATACATGGTTGAGCCACTCTTGCTCTTATTATACTTCAAATGTTCCATATCGTAAAGTCTGAGTTGGTGAACATCTCCACACAATACTCTTGCCTCATTAGGATGAATCATTTCAAGAGCAAAACTAATCTTAGCCAGACCAATACCACTAATTTTGTTCAAGATACTGTCACGTTTCTTAATATGACCCTTCTTGCTAGTAAAATAAAAATTTTTAGGGTTAGCCCAAAACTTCTCGCTAAAATCCCAAATATAATTGGTTCTATTATTGTGAAGTCCAACGCCACTCTTATGAAGTTTATTCAGTAGTGTTTCCTTATTGTCAATCCACTCATTAAAGTTCTTGATAGCAGTATATCCTGCACAATTACCTTTCCATGTAGTATGGACGCTGCAATAGGCAAAAAGATAGCGACGAAAAATATCCTCAACATTCTGAGGACGAACACTCTCCCAATATTCTTTGTATGAAACTACTTTGTCTCGCGGAAAAGTCTTAAAAAATTCATCTGCTTTTGTTGTAGAATAATTTGACTGATTATGCTGATTAAAAACGATCATTTCCAATTTGCTCCTGTGTTCCAATTGCTGTTTCTACCATTGTATCGGCAGTCTACGTTGTTGTCAACAGTCTATTTTGGAAAATATCCCAAAGTTGCTTCAACTTTCCAATCAATATTATTATCTATTATATCTTTTATTTCAGGAGATAATTCGATTGGATCTTTACCATAAAATGGAGGAGGAGTTCCTATAGTTTTTAGATTAAATCTATTTCCAATAATATTCATTGTTTGATAATGATTGTATTTTAAATCATCATAAGACATTAAAACATAATTATTTATTATTACTGGTAAAATTTCTGATAAATAAATACATTTTTCTTTTCGTAATTCGAATATATTTTTGTATCTTTGTTTATTTGTATAATTTCTATCTTCTAAAAGTTCTATTTTTCCTCTAACCGAATACCATTCATTTAATAAAAAATCTGGAAATTTTAGATTCTCTTTTGGTATATGATGAGGATGTCTTTGTAGTGCTAAAATCCAATCGTATGGATGACGAGTAATCCCTAAAAATAAAGTATGTCTTGCTTTATAGGTTAAAATTTCTGGTTTAGTCCAACCAAAAAAATGTTTAAATCCATAGAAATAAGTAATATCTAATCCAAATTGTTGTTTTATACAACTTTCTAAGAAATTAGTGCCAGAGTGTCTTTCTCCATAAATAGTATAATCAAATATCCATTCATATTTTGATCTAAATATTTGTAACATAAATATAATCTCATCATTATATTTATTACACTAAATCAATCTGTCGTTTCCATGTAAAATTTTAAATGTTGGAAATCGTAAACTAATCCCACCATCTTGATTCTTTGTTTCTTCAAAATATTGAACAGTAATAATTTTGCCAAGAATTTTAGATGGATTACAATAGAACTCCTGTCTCTGGTCGATAGAAAAGCCACTGCCAACACGAACAATATGATCTTTGTGTTTAATCATTACGCAAGAAAGCATAGTTTCTTCAGCCTCTTGACCATTAGATACATACCTAAATGGTCCCATTTCAATATCAATCACTTCATACTCATCGTCAAAGAAACTTTTAAACTTTAGAAGGTCTTTGGATCGCTTGCCTTTATATGGTTCATCAGCACGAATCATCAGACCTTCCCAACCATCATTTTTTGCTGTCACAGACCATTCAGCAAAATGTTCGTCATCCTCAATTAGTTCTTGATACAGAACAGTGAGGCACGGACACTCATTCTTTTTCATAACTTCATTTAGATTAGCCAAACGAATAGAATATGGCTTATTTTTTTCGCCTTTCTTACTATAAAATTCATCATGACTAACCATATCAAAAATTTTGTATGAAGGATTAGGAATAGTATGATCCTTCTTCTTCAGTTGCTTCATAACTCCCTGAAAATCTTCATTACCTTCATCATCCACAAGACAAAGTTCACCATCAAATACAACATTAGTAATTCCCAGTGCTTTGATTCCACCAGCAACAATATCAAGGGTATCAAAAGATTTTCCGGTTCGTGAAAAGAAAGAAGCATCACCATTTTCGTCAACAATAGCGATACATCTGGCCCCGTCAATTTTGCGAGATACATACCAACCGTCCTTCCAATCTACAAGTTTAGGCTCGTATTTATCAGCAAGAGCAACACTAAACTCTGGAATATGGTCAGGAATAGCCTTGTTGATAATCTTATCTCCAGCACGAGTTTTCAAATCTTTATCAATGATGCAATAAATGAGTTCTTCGATATGATTTTTATTTGACTGACTATCAATAAAAGTATGGACTGCTCCGATAGCATCGTGACCAGTAATTTTGCGACTCTTTAGGTCGTCTAGCAGACCAAAGAAATTCTTATAAGACTTTCCCCTCAAAGAGTTTTTCTTCTTGAGATTATCACTTGTGACATTATATTGCCAAAGAGGATGATAAGTGTAGAGAAGAATTTTCTTAGCAAAACTTGCAGCCTCAGAATTATGATTACAATAATCCTCAATAATCCCTTGCTTATCAATAGTGCTGCTAGTCGCCCTAAGATCACTAACCATATCCCAAACATAATTAAAATCGTGGGTCATCCAAATATTCTCCTGTGTTTTCTCTAGTATACCACAAAGCGATCTTGTTGTCAAGTATCGGTAGTCTAGTTTTTATTCTTGAATCGTTTATTTAAACTTCTGACTAAATTGCTTCCTGCTTTTGGGAAAAAACAAGGCAATATAGAATGTATAATTAAAAGAATTCCAGCCAATATACAAGAGCATCCATAAAAAAGAGCAAAAATAAGATGCTCTGTATAAATCATATTATTTTCGTTGAGATGTTCGATCCATTTTTTTTGTAGATTCATTTTGCTGTATTCTATTTTTTGACATGATTAAATAGTTTACAGCTTTAATTACACCGTCTAAAGAATCTCCTAATTTTCCTAATCCAGTATTACAACGCTCACAAATCCAACCTCTAAAAGAATTATCTGAATGGTCGTGATCCAAACACCATTTTAAAGGTACTTTTTTACAGCACTCACAAACTTCTGGACGATTTGGTGCTTTTTTATGAAGTTTTCCGCGAACTTTGCATTGTTTTTTAACACATTTTTTACAACGACTATCAAGATTGTCTTTGTACATACTATGTTTAGGAAAACTCCCCTTGTTTTTCCTTTTACCACAATATGAACAAATTTTTCTAGTCATAATGGACGAGAGGGGAGTCGAACCCCTGTCCTATCATATTTCAAATTACATTTTCTACAAGTTTATTTTATTCATAAGTTAAATGAGAGTACAGAATAAACAAGACTAATCTCATCTTACCAACTGCTCTTAACCTACAACCCGTTGGATATTGTAAGTGCAGAGGGATTTAACGACAGACTTTTGATCCCTACCCTCATTCGGTATCGCAGTCTGTTACTGCCCGTTTTAGTTAGGCAGCAAGTGCTAACTGAGTTTCGCCAGTTAAAGCGTTTAATCGACTTTTAAAGTGGCCGGTCGATTAACCACTACTTGCCAATATAATCTTCTTTATGTAGTCGAAACCTTTACTCGCCCTTAATCTTCCAATTCCATTAATCTATCATGTAAACTATTGATAACCCTTGAGTGTACCATCTCATTAATTTGTATTGTTTCTTTAGCAGCATCTAGTGACTCTGAATGAATAACATTCATTGTTAATGAAGCAAACAAGACTGAGACTAGACCGATAAACAATAATCTATACTTCATAATTTTCTCTTTCTTATAGGTGGGTTGATTATAAAATCAATAGTTTTAGGAAGGCTATTTATTTAATACACCTATAAAATATTAGTTCTTAACAGTTTCAGGTATTCTTTTGAGGATAGCCAAATATCATCATTTAAATACCTATAAGATATACTGTCTTTTATTTGTTTGCGTCCACAGTAACATAGTTTGAATTGTAAATTTTGTCCAGTAAAATAGCATTTTCTACTAAAGAGGGATAACTTTAATTGCCAAACTCTATTTTTAATTGAATCAAAAATCATTTTTAATAGGTTGTTTAGTTTTTACATCATATTTAAGATTATTTGTATATTCTTGTTTTGATAATCTTTCAACTTCTTCCATTAATTTTTTTAGTTCATTATCTTTAACTGGTGAAGTTATTGTATTAATAATATTTGATAGCTTATTTATCTTATCAAGAAATACAAGATTAAATCCAAACGATAGAACTAATAAACCAACTAGTAAAGTTACTATTGGCATACAGCATAAAGAACGATTTGTCATAAACTTTCCTTGTTTTTGGACTACTACTAATAGTATTGTAGTTCCATATTCATGAAAAGCAAGTTTAAAAAATACTGCACTCTGGAGTCGAACCAGACTATGAATACCTTATAAGAGTATCGGATGCAACCGGCTTACCTTGTGCAGCAAATTGTTAAAGATCAATCACCGTCCTACCACCATTATATCATCGACCAGCGGCTTGTCAACTCTTGAGAATATTTTTTTTAGTCGTTGTGGTATAATTCCTTTAGAAGTTTAATCTCTGCTTCATGTTTTTTAATATTTTCATACATCTCATTACAACTCACACAAAAATCAGATGAGATATATGCTTTACAGTCATGAATCTTATCTTCTAGATCACGAATCTTTCTTCTTATTTCTTCGTTTGATAGATTTGTCATTTGGTTTTCTCTTTTTCTTTTCTGTCTTATTTATTTCTGGATTAGCCCAAAAAACCATTTCATTAGTTTTGCTATCCCAAGCACATTCTACTAATCCTTTAGCAGCAAGTTTGGCTAGTCCAACATTGTGTATCCAAATAACAGTTTTCTCATAAATATCTTCATTTGCTTCTTCACTAAGAAGAGGTCTGTCTTTATGGTCATAGCCTACACATTCGGTTCTAACCAAATTAATCATTTGATTAAGACTAATATAATCATCAAGATTATCTTCTTGGTTTGCTGATAAACTTTTAGCCGCAGCAATACGCATTTCTTGTGCGTATCCTTCAAGATCGGTAATAGCATAAACTTCACTCATATTAATAATTCCCAAATTAATTAGATATATCTAGTTACACCTTTATCTAAATCGTCAATTATTTTGTCTACCAATTTATTCAAAGTATAATCCATTGAATATTGTCCTCTAGGAAGCCATTTAGTATTATCTCTTAGGCCAGTTTTTATTTGTGGCAACCAATGTTGATATGCCAGATCATATTCTTTTGGGAAATATATCTTTAAAATAGTATCAATTTTATTTAGATGATCCTCTATATGATCTCTATGAGAATAAAGATTTTGTAGTGCTTCTTTTTGTTGAGGATCTAAACTCATACAGACTGCTCTCTCTGCTTCAATTTGATCAACTTATGCTTGGTTTTCCAAACACCAGTTTCCTTATTCTGAATATCTCCACCCATATAGATATGAGCAAATCCGGTACTCTTGTCAATGCCCCAAGCAAGAATACCATTCTTATCTACTGATTCGACCACAAACTTACCCCTATAACCCATAGGGATAAACTCCCCCTTGCTAACAAAATAAGGCCCGCCACCAACCTTGATTCTGTCTCCCTTTACCAGTTCACGCCAATTGATATTCTGGATAATCTTGGTATTTTTGTGTTCCTTGCTCTTTGCCTTAAAAACAAAAGGAGTATTACACTTCTTACACATATAAGCACGGGGGCCAGTAGTTTGACCACAATTCTCACAAGTCTTTTGTCCCTTACCCATTTTATTTGTCTCCGGTGCGTTGTTTAAGCCTTATGCTCTAAGTATAACAGCATTATCGGCACTGTCAAGCCGTCACATTTAAGATTTTCTACAGCCGTCACAAAGTGTGCTAATCCAGCCATTTTCATTTGGACTTCCTCTGTCTCCACAAACTTCACAAATCTTATAACTCATAGCCCCTGCCATAGAAACTAATCCTTCAATATAATCATCCCCGCCACTAAAGTAGATTCTAAGACCGCCAAATTTTTCTTTGATTTGATCGAACTTTACAGGAATATAATCGTTTTTGTATTCTGGTTCAGTTTTTTGTTTATATTCTGTTTGCCAAACAATATTATTTTCGTGATTCTTAATCATAAAACAAAGAGGAGAAATAATATCAAACCAACCATTTCCACATTCTATTCCCCATGCCGTGCAACTGCTCATAATATCCTTATCTTTATTAGAAAAAAGTTCTGGATACTTTTCAAAAAGTTGATTTTGTAGTTGCTGATCCATCGGGTCTACCTTTTATTTCTAATTTGCCGGGATTATAATGACAAAAATAACTACTGTGAATACGCTTCTTAGTCAAATTATCTTCTTCAATCTCAATATATACATTGATACGATACCGATTTTCCCAAACATTAATGATCTTTGTCATAAGATGATGCTTAGGCTTTTCAACTTGCTTAAACAAGAGGCTTTCAATTTCTAAATCCATTTAAACAATCTCCATATTTGCTTTAGAAGTATCAATACTCAGAGAAATCTTATTGTCAGGCATCTGAATAAAATCAGTAGGGTAATATTCTAGAGTTTCAAAATCAAAGACTTGCACATTTTCTTGCCAAGGAAAACTGCCGGGATTATTAATATCGTTTGCTCTTTCATAAAGAAAGTTATATAAATCTAACCAAGTCATATTATTATTCATCTTGCTCTCCTGTTAGCACGATCAAGTTTACGAATAGTTTGTGTAGCATTAGCCGGAACCATAACAAGAGAGGGAGCCGTTTTATGTCCCCAGTCCATAAATCCCACGGCACGATTTTCCATACTACAATCCTTGCATATAATTTTGCGACCAGTTTCAACAAGAAACTCGTAACGATCAACCCCAACACAATTTTTACAATAAACGCAGTTCATGGTTTCCTCCGTAGAACGGATTATACCATAGTCATCGGCAGGGTCAAGGACTCTGCTTGAATGTTATTTCCAATACTGTCACTAAAACTGCCATCATCATTACTATAATAAATACTATTCAAACCAACAGCATTAAGAAGTTTATCACAATTTTCACAAGGTTTACTTCCTAAAACCAATCCCTTTCGATTGATACGCATAACAACAACTGACCAATTAGAATCAATGGTATTATACTTATCCAAAAGTTTAGAAATAAGACGAGATTCAGAATGATAATAGGGAAACTCCTTATATTTTTCCAGATTAAAATCTTCACCAATTCTATAAGCACCAGTGTGAGTCTTGATCGGGTTATTTTGGGTGAAACAAATTAGTTTGGTTCCATCAAATGCGGCGGCATAGTGGTAGCACCTAATTAGTCTGGTCGGATTCCAATTGTTGTATGCTTTGCGAATTGTTTTGTTGATTATCTTCATTTTTTATCCAAACATCATTTTCCATTTCAATATCATATTGTATAGTGGATGGTAGTGGTGTTGCTTTTACATTTTTATTTAATGGATTGTCTGTTAGTTTTATTTTTATTGGTTCTTTCATTATATTATCCTTATTTTGATGCTAACATATATAAGCCAATATTTGCAAATGCGTACCCAATATATGTAATAAGCATACCAATATTATTATGCACAAGATACTGCTCTAGTGCCACATACAAATAAATACCACCAGTAATTACTATTAGCCAACCACTCATATCAAAACTCCTTTAATTATTTGTTCAAATTTTTCTAAGGCATAATCCTTGCTTTTTAACTCCATATCAATATCAAACTCTAGTCCATATGTATCGAATGGATTTTCAGCATAATCAGCATGTGCTCTGGGATTATTACCCTCTCTACTTTCGCTATAGTGAAAAAGAGGACGAGTTTGCCAGGTATCATAGCACATATTAATAGCCTCTACTTCTGAGAGATTATTTGAATGACATTTATGATGCAGATAATCGAAACAAATAGGAATACGAGTAATAGGGTGGAAAATATCTACAAGTTCACGCACACTCCAGCAATTAAGTTTGTCGTCATTTTCGATGGTTAGTCTTGCCTGACAATTTTCATCAAGACGCTTAAAATTCTCATAAAAACGACGACTAATTTCTTCTCTAGTCCCATTGTTATTATGAACGTGCAAATTCATCGGACTGAGAGTATTTGCCGGTAAGCCGATTCTGTCGAAGAAACTGCTGTAGAAATTGAGTTCAATGATTGTTTTTTCCACAACTTTATCGGTGAGACTTGAGAGTGAATTAAATTCGCTAGGGTGACAAGAAACACGAACATTACTACTGGTAATAGTTTGTGCAATATTATCAAACTCATCTTGAATTTCATCATGGTTTGGCAAATCTTCTAGATCAACATTAGCCTCGTCATAAGTTATGAGTGGAAAAATATCGCTACTAACACGATAAACATAATTATTCTGTCCGCAAAACTCAATAGTTTTACGAGTAGTAACAAGATTGTTAAGAATCCTATCTCCAAGTATCGTTATGGCTTCTTCTCGCGGTAGAGAATTGAAGCGTTTAAAAGTCATAGTCTGATGACCAATGCCTTGCTCTTTAAGTTTGAGCGAAATGCAACATAGTCCCAATTTATTCATAGTTTCTCCGTTTGTAGCAGTATACCACAATATCGGCAAAGGTCAAGAGCCAACTTGAACAATTTCTTCAACAGATAGAATTTTTACTAAAGAATATTCTATAGATGGAAAATGCAGTTTAAAATTAACTAATGCTTCGTCTGATGATGAGCCGTCGTGAACCTCGTTTATTAAAAGATTCTGCTTTGAAAGATCACTATTCTGATAAACTTGAGCAGTAACATTAAAGAGTTTCATTTTTCCACCCTAAAGCCTCTCCGATAGTAGGAAATTGTTCAATAAAAATTTGTTTACATTCATTAGCAATAGCCATGTGTTCTTTTTGAGTTCCGTGACCAGAACGTAATTCGATATAATGTATCCACGATCTGGCCGTGCCACTCATATAAAGTCGCGTAGGAGTTGCTAATGGTAATATAAATCTCGCACACTCTTTGGCAATACCGTCTGCTATCATACTATCGTATAATGCTTTTGCCTTACCAAAATGTTCACGAATTTTTGTATTCCACTTTGCTCTTATCTCATCTCCCATGTCATCAATACTATTTTGTCTATTTTTATTATCTTGGCGACGAAGTTCAAACAGCGGAATTTCCTCTGCTAAAAGAGTTGTATCAGCATAACGCTGACTAAATTCTTGGAACGTGAAACTTCTGTGACGAAGAATTTGAGCAGCAAGTCCTCTTGTAGTATTGATCTCCACTGTCATAAAACCGTGTTCAAAAATACTCCAATGTTGATGGTCTATACAATATTTTAGAAGTTTAGCATAGTTCTCGTTGTTTTGATTGTTGGGATTACTTACTCTGGCACAATAAGCCATTAATTTTTCAGCATCTGGAGTAGCGCTAATTAATTTAACTTTCATTTTTTACCTCTTTAAATTCATAAAAATATTCTTCTTCTTCTGATTTGCTAACCCATCTGCTTCCAGTATGCTCACAACTAAATTCTTTGCTAAAAACTTTCCAGTTTGGTTTTTTATCAAATGTTTTTGCTATCCAACTTCCACCATCCATCCATAATACTCTATTATTAGGTTGTATAAAATATTGACCATTGCCTTTAAATACATGACCACACTTATGACCAGCGGCCATTTCTCCATATCCTAATTGGTAATCAGAACCAAAACACCAGTCAATAGTAAAAAGATATTGAGCCTTTTCTAAGTTTTGATTTTTTAATATAATTTTTGCTGCTCTATTTTTTGTATAAGCATTTATATTAATAGAGCAATAATAACTCATACTGTCCCATAGTTGTAACCAATCTAAAGGATAATCGCTACCACCATTAATATCAGTTCTTAAATAATGGATAGGAACTCTAGCGTGTTGACTTCCATATTCAGTCATTACAGAAAATAATCCACATCTTTGAGGTATACTTGTATAAGAAAAAACCTCTACAGGAATTCTTTCTGCGTTAACACTTGGTAGCTTATCATAAAAAAATGAACTATCGAGATATGAAACAAATGTTGGTATATCAATATTAAGATAATTACTCATTGATTATTAAACTCTGTGAACTTGTTATTTCTTTATTCTCTTGATACTGTTTTTGATGATCTATCCATTTATTTTCACTAAGATGATTATAAATTGCAGTAGCAACTTTACTGACACTCAATTCAACCCCACTAATACTAGGATCATCATTTTTCATCCAGTAATAACTAGCTCCATTAATAGAGTTATCTTTCTCTTTTAAAATAGAATATCCCCAAGTTTTTGCCCAACTTTTTATTTCAGTAATTTTAAACATATTATTTTTGTAGATGTTCTTGTGCTGATAACTTTTGTTTGTGAACGAATCCGGCAGCAAATCCTGCCATATACAATTTTTTCATAACACTAACATGATTTTTATTTTGTTGGATATAATGAAGATTGTTAGCAAACCATTCATGGTAACTTTTTTCCTCGTCACACAATTCAATATCCTCTGGATCGTACATCATTTGTTAGCCTTCATTTTATTGTATGAGTTATAAATAGTATTGATACCTGTAATAAAACTTTGACAAGTGCTATTTATTATTTCTGGATCATCATTATCCGTAATATATGCTTGTATTTCATCATTCAATACTTCTTTGCAATATCCCTTTTTCAATAAAATACTACGCAGTTTTTTCAGTTTGGAGTTGTGTTTTTTAATAAAGTTATCTATTTCTGTTCGATATTTTTCATTAGAAGAATATAGTGCATGTGCTAGTTCATGTCTTAATGTTGCATTATTTTGAGCACCAATAATATAGAAATTATCTTTACGATAACGAAACAACTCTAATAGTTTGTTTTCTTCTTGAGTCAGTGGATCAAATAATCCTTCTTTGAAAGGAATGAGTACCTTACTAGGAAAATTAAATCCTATCCAAGTTAAATGATAATCATTAGCACCATAGGTTTCAGAATACCAGTGTCTTAACTGACCAACGGTAAAAATGTTATTGCGAAATTTAGGATTAGCACTTTCATAATGTTCTTGAAAACGCATAAAAGTTAATCCTAATTCTTCCTGAGAATCAGCACTAACCCAAACGCTACTATATGGTTGAACTTTTACTTTAAGCATTTTCGTACAATGAATCCTTGTTTCCATTCATATAAGCATCATAAGCCTGTTCAAGACCTTCAACAAGTTTTAGTTTCCATATTGGAACAATATTCTCATTAATCATAGAATCGTCAACCATTTCAATTAAGCATTGTAATGTTCGTTCAAATCCTATTTTATCTATGTATTTTTTGTGCTTATCGTTATTTCTCATGGTAAAATTTTGTCGGAGTCTGCTAGTGGAGGGTCTTGTTTAATTTGGCCCGAACTGTAGTCCATATACTTAAAGTTTGCTCTGCAAAGGTCAACAGCATCGTATACTGCTTGATTTAGGGGAATATGACCCTTGATCGCACGTTCCAAATTTGATCGAATTGTAGCCACAACTTTAGTAAGAGAAGAATTTCTTTGTTCCATGTTCTTAATAGCATGGTCTTTTTCTACCAAAGCATTTTGAATTGTCCAAATAGCGTCAACAGTATTCATATATTATCTCCAATGATTCTCTCTAGTATACCATATCGACAATCGGTTGTCAAGACTTTAGGGGCTACGGAACAAATATTCCGCAACCCCCTTAGTCAAGTCAATCTTGATAGATTAGATAATACAAATCACCTAGAATATCGACGGCAGCAATACCATCTACCATCTCTACCCTGAGCATATCCTACATCAACAGTTGTCATTCCGCTATTAGAGAAACAACAATTGTTATATGCTTGCTGTTGAGAAAATCCACTTCCGCATCCTTCATAGCCAGAATTACCACCAAAATGACCTACAGTTCCTCTTGAAGCCATCATTTCTGCTACACCTTGAGCGGTGCTATTATTACCAGATACATTATTTGTATAAGAGTAAGTCTTGTTACTATTATTGGAATAGTATCTTGGTCGTGCCTCACAAACTCCTGAAATTAGTCCAGCAAACATTAGTCCTAAAATAAACTTTTTCATATTTTCCTCCTTGAAATTAGTAAATTTTTTCTTCTATCCATGTTACATTATTCGGTCCTTTATCTTTATCTAGAATCATTCTCCTTTCTTCTCTTAGAACAGCGATTTCTTTTCGTTGAGTTTTTACTTCTAGTTTTAAACTCTCAACAGTATTTTTAAGACTTTCATTTTCTCTAATCAGAGAATTAATATAATCATCAATATCCATTATGGTAATATCGCCCCACCGTAAAATAGTTCAAGTCCTATGGAATATTTATCGTGTCCTTCATTAATCACGATATGGGTTTCATCAATAATATTTATATCTTCAGTTGTCCATAATATATGGCCCACTTTCATATCGTCATGAAAAAAGAAAATGTTTTGACCACTAAATTTCCAACGAGTATAATCATGGGCTTGACCATTATACACTAGTCTGACCATGCTAACCCCATCAAATTTATTCTTCTCATTAATCCAGTCAGATAATTTATTCACTCTACACTGTACCATTCTTCAAACTCCAGTAAATATATTTCAGCAAATGGCTCAGTGGAACCATTGATGCTGTTGCCTAATATCGGTAATTCTTTCTCTTGTTCCATATCAATCAATGTTTTCTATTACTTCACCATCATTTGGATCAGATAACTTTCTTAATACCTGAACATCAAGATCGCCACCAAATAATCTTACGCTTCCATCAGCAAGTCCAGCCACAACCATATCTCCAGCGTGAAAACTAAATGGTTCATCGTTAGGGCCACAATTATTAGTTGTCCAAGTACAATTAGTTGGGCCACCAACAGGATTGCTATTGTTATTGATGATTTTTCTTCCCGTAGTAACACTCTCGGTATCTGGGCTACCACTAACTCCGCTAGAATTATCTGGATCGGCCCATCTATTTGGTACAGTTTTACTAGACGGAAAATCAGTACCAGTACCATTAACCCAATCTGAGTCGGAACTAGTAATAGTAGTTGCTTTTCCAGAACTTGTTCTTACCCAGTTAGTATTTCCTCCAACGGTAGCATCTCTGCTTCCAACATTTTGAACATTTCTTCCAGAATCCTCAAAAAATATTACAGTTTTACTAGTACCATCTTTTGCATGGGCTACTCTGCTTGATTGGTCATAGGTTAAAAGTCCTGACTTATAAGAATTACGAGTTGTACCAGATGCTTTATTTCTGCTACCATTAATAGGATGTAAATCAGTATATGCTACTGGCATATAATCATTAGTGCCAAAATCTCCACCAGTTTTTTCACTAGAATAAGGATTACTGGGACAATTAAATGCGTTAACTTTTGCACTCGCTAAAGTTTTATTAGTTGGATGCCAATATGGTTTCTTTTTGTCCCAATTTACTGCTAATGATGATTCTTCCATAAATGCTAAAACCTGAACATGAAATGACTGTATGTTTAAACAATCTTTTCCAACAGTAAAATCTCTTCCTTCTCCGCTTGTAGGATACCGATTATTTGCACTTTCATAATTTGCTGCTGATAATCCTATTTGTCTCACATTATTTGTACATGAACTTCGTCGTGCCGCTTCTCTGGCCGATTGAACTGCTGGTAGCAATAATCCAATAAGTGTTGCGATAATGGCTATAACAACTAATAGTTCTACTAAGGTAAATGCTTTTCTAATCATTATTCTGTTCCTATAAGGCGGGATTAATAAAGGTAGGATAACTAGACTTTTAGTTATATTTTCCAGTATTATATCCCAAATAATGATACTGTCAAGTTATTAAAATCTTATTATGTCTGCGTGAAGGATCACGCCTCTTGGGTTTGCTATGATGAGTAACTCTTATTTTTTGTTCAACAGTATAAGGATACATATCGTTATACATCACAAACTCTGTTGGGGCAACAGGAGTTACTGTTTTAGGCTCATGTAAATAAGTAAAATTATCCCACAGTTGTTTAAAAATATTCATTTTACCATCCTAAAATAGTCAACAATCATACCCGCTGTATCTGGAACATTATTTCCGCCCATATAATAACGTCCAACCATATCAAATAATTGATCAATATTATTATCTTGAAAAAACATTCTATGATATTTAGGTTTGTACTCTAAATGAATGTAATCACCAACATCGTTGTAGAAATCGGTGATGTCATTATAAATTTTATCATTCATATCCACAAATCCTTTCGTATCTTTATAAGATCAACTAACATTTTAGTATCTTCTTCATACCATTTATCTAAATAAGGATTTTTACGTTGTGGTCTTTTAACTGTCCACCAAAGATACAAACGCTTAATCTCTTTGCAGCTTTTAGCAAAAGTAGTTAGTTTGCCTTTGTACTTGTCTTTGATACCCCAGTTTAAATAATCCAATCCGGCTTGTTTACATGATCCATCCTTGAATTTGTAAAGATGTTTAACTTCTTTGGGTTTTCCATAACTCCATGCACATTCTGTCTCAACATAGATTACAAGTTCATTAAATAATCCATGAAGCATTCTATAGTCTAGATCGTGATATTCTCCAGGTTTTAACCCAGTGTGCAAATAATGAAGTTTATCAATAAAGCGATTTCTAATATAGGTTTTGATTGTATGATAGATATCATATGGATAATAGATTAGATTTTGCAATTTTTTCAAGCCAGTTTCAGCAATCCAATATCGAACAGGATGTTTCTGTTTTGCAGATTTATGCCATTGATCCCATTCGTCCCATCCAAGAGCGTATGGTTTCTTTGTTCCTCTTATAGAGTCAGCAAATTTTGAACAAGTCCAGTGATAAAAACGAGGGCGAATCATATTAGTCTCCAATAACTATGGGCACTATTTTCCAACCCATATCAGTGATATCTTTTTCTACTTCATCGGTAACGTGTCCTTCATTACCAGAAAGATACCAATCAATATAGTCACCCTTTTCTAAAATGGAGGAAATGATCCCACCAGATGTTCTCCATGAATAACTACATTCTTTGTTATTTTTGATAAATTCATTATTGCATAATGCAGCATATAAGTCTTTACAATAATCCTCTGAGTTTGCACACTTGCTATGAATATAGTCACTAGTTCTTAATTCATATTCTAAGTCTGGTAAATCATTTGTTGGAATAGCATCTTCAGCCCTACATTTTTCTATGAACTTTTCTTCCATATCATGTACCTCTTGGGCCATATTTCCAGATTCAAAATTTTTCTTATTACATTTTTTCCAAAAAGAATATCGTTCTGGACTAGTGCGGTATTTCATATGTGTACATTAATCTTTTTCAAGAAGTGTATGATTGTTC